TTTAGCTACTCCTGCTGCCATTGCCAAAACATCCAAGATCCAAACAGTGGTTTCGCTTGGAGTAAGGTCAATTCTAGGAGCATCTGGCTTTATTAGCTCATCTGGAGCGAATACGAAATGCTTATCTTTCCACTTTGGATTATCCTTAAGACTTACCGGAAACAAATCATCAGGGATCGCAACAATCTTTGGGTCCTTGATGGTTTCAGGAGTCAAAAGACTATCTGTAGTGACAACAGACATTCCGTCAAGCTCTGATTCACTTACAAACTTGCAACTTGGCATTAGTGCTAGAATAGCTAGCACTGCTAAAATCATAAACTTCTTCATACTTGAACTTCCTTATTAAACCGTTTCTCACCCATGTCATCATCCTTAGGTGATGAGGGTGCAACACCAGTGGTATCCAAAGACACTCTTAGATACTCCACTAGTCTCTTCCCTTCGTCATATTCCCCAATTTGGATATTACTGTGAATATCATGGAGAACTTCCAGCCAAATCTTAATCTCACGATCAGACCCAGCGGGGGTCTTCTTGATACGGAAAGTAGACTGGTCGTAGTTGTTAAATTCACCACTCTTTCCAAGCTCAAGAACGAAGTCATTACCCTTCTTCAATGAGATGACATTCGTGTTCTCGGGATCAGATTCATCCATCATGTCTGCGTTGAACAAACCATCAAGAATCTTCTTAAAGACCTTTTGGCCCGTAGAAAGAATCTTAACAGCGCCTGCTGCATCATCAGACTTTGTTTCCATATGACGGCGATCCACGACATTCATATAGTAACGTGGAGTGCCCTTAATCTTCGTAGCAAGGTCACCGAACTTGCTCTTGGTCTTTGGAGCCAAACCAAGCTCCTTGTGCATCTTCCAAAGCTCAAAATAGAAATCACAGACTGGGCAAGACTCGTTTTGCGTCTTGCGGCAGAAGTAGTTCTTGAGCTTGCCTTCCTCATCAGTATAGCGGTGGATAACAGCTTCTGCGTAGAAGGGCTTGTTATCATCCTTCCAGGGGAGGATACGAATGGTATTCTTCCCAGGCTCTACCTTGAGATACTTCTGGCCGTCGTCGTTAGCTCCTGCAAAGACCTTGCCCTTGAGGAGTTCTTCATGCTTCTTGCGTAGTTCATTTAGGTTCATAATTTTTCTCTTTTTTTATTAATTGTAAAGTTTTGTTTCTGATCGTAAATTCGCACTAAGTTGGATCAACATATCTTTCTTATGCTCCAACATAGAGCAAATGGCCTTTAAATATCCGTAAATCTCTTCTTGGTAAATTAGGTCTGATTTAAGTTTGATGTATTCTTCGTTGGATTGAACGTAATCCTCAAGATAAGTTGCCGTTGCCTTGGCACCCTTACTCTTGTTGTTTAGTAGTTCGTTGTTCTTCGTCAAAGAATACATAGCTTGATTATGGTTAACCATAAGGTCTACCTTACGCTTCTGCCAGATGAGAAGCCCATGATAGTATGAGTAAACCGTAGTATGTCTGGCTAATTCAGCAGGCAGAGCATCCTTGTCGATGCTTGCTAGCTTATTATGGATTTCCAGATACTTATCAATATCTAAATCCTTAACCTGATCTTTTGGTAGGTAATACATTAGTATTTCTTGTCGAAATCAGCTTTTTTAACAATATTAAGATTACCCTCTGAATCTCTCAGAAGGTAATCACCGATAGCCCCCTCTAGAAAGGTTTTCCTGGGATCTAGTTCGTTTGAGTATAGAACGGCAAACCTACTGCTAGGCTTTGCATACTCAATCGAATCCGACAGCTTGGTAAACGTAAGTGAGGCTAGTGACATAAAGTTCCAAGAGTTATTCTTGAAAACAGAATATTTTGTTACTTTGCTAGTAGGGACACTAGCTTTGTATTGTCTTATGTCATCCATGGGAGTATAATAGCATCCTTCTCCTTGAAATCAAGGAATTATTTAATATTTTAACCGGAGGCATCTTGGCTAGCAAGTTCCGCTTCAGAAACTTCCTCCATGGTCAGATTGGTATAGTTTACAGAAGCGGAGATACGATAGTGTTGCTTTGCATCTCTGGCCTTAACTACATATACCCTCATCCGACCCTTTTCGTATTCCTCTTCTGTCTGATTAAGTGAGATTGCCCAGTCGGCAGGACGGATCTTACCGTAGGAATCACCTAATTCTGCATCGGTGATGGTAGCAACCTTCTTACCACTTCTATTAGTCTGGGTAGCAGTCCATACTAGAAGATTGTGCTCCATGGCTAGACCACGAAGCTCTTGTGCAATTCTCTCCTGTGCCATGTATTCCGCATCAATCTGACGGTTAGGGCGTAGAAGCTCAAGATAGTCTACAATTAGGATCTCAGGAACGAAATCATGATGTAGCTTTAATTGAACTAGCAAAGCCCGGATCTGATTTACATTAAGCTGACCTACTGGGAACTCCTTAATGATAAGTTGAGCACCATCAAATCTCTTCTGGACTTGGGAGAGCCTCTCCTTTAGTAGTGGGTAAGTTGCCTTATCCTTGAGTTTGTGGTTTGGCACCAAAGTAAGGATAGAATCGAATCTCTGAGCAATCTTATCTTCAGCCATCTCCAAAGAGATATACAAGACTTTCTTGTTCTCCTTAAGGGCCACAGCACCCTGGTTGACAAGGTATAGTGACTTACCCACACCAGGAGGGGCGATAACTATTGCAAGTTCCTTGGAGTTTAGGCCACCATCCAAGAAGTTGTTAAACGTGTTGAATACAGTCTTATACTTCTTCTTTTGCTTGTCATCAAATAGACGATGGAATCTATTATCTACATCCTGGAAGTATATCTGCCCCACGTTAACTTCGCGGGAAACCAACATCGCTTCACGAACCTTCTCCTCGATCTCAGAAATGCGATTCTCCTTGAGGAGGACTACGCTTTCCTTGATCGCTTGGGAGATGGCTTGCTTACGTGCAAAGTCCTCCACGAGATCCAGAACGAACTCCCTATTCTCATTTACAGAGGGGTCGATGTTATTGATTTGTTCAATATCATCTTCATACTCAGAAATAAGTTGACCCTTGGGGAGATTCTTCTTGATATCCTCTAGAAGAATCTCGTCAGGGGGAATTACCTTATACTTGTCGTAGTGAGCCTTTACTCGATCAAAGATAAAAGCATAAGATGGGAACTCAAAATATTCAGACTTTATCAGACTTGAAATCTGAGAGTAGAAGTCCTTATCGTGCTTAACAAGGTAAAGAATACCACGCTGAATATTATCTGAAAATGAATAACTCATTAGAATGATTGTTTGTTGTTGGATCTCTTGGGGTTAATCTTCTTATTTCCTGCAGTGCTCGTAACTAACTCTTTTTGTATTTGAACTCTCTTGGCAGCATCAGCATCCGAAACTTTCTTGGCTTGTCCAGTCTTCACCATATAGTCCATATCAGGGACCATTGGTGTATAGTGTCCTGCACCGCCAACTCCATCAATTCTCTGCTTTGCTGATTCAATAGAGGTTTGATAGAATTTCTCTGCTTGATCTTTATTCATACCATCGACACCATAGTTGAAAACTTTTCTAGCTATTTTGTCGTCGGACTTATAAATATCACCTACACCAGTATATCTGGGTTTAGCCCAGGAACCGCAGGAGTGTTTCCTGCGGTTCGGCTGTAATACTGATCTCACCATCATCTCCTCCTGGCACTGTTCGCACCATAGGAAGAAGAACTTTTTGGCTCTATTACTATATCTCTTCATTTCAACTCCCGCAGCTATTATCACCAATTCTGCATACTTCGGCTGACGCAGCTTCAGTAACGGCAGTCTTGATAACTGGCTTTGCATACTTCTCAATATTCTCTTCGGTGAGGGGGATAGCTTGCAGTGGCTCCATCCCCTTGGAGCCAGCACGATAAACCGTGAGACCCTTTAGATATGGGGCATACTGTAATGCAACCTTGGAGATCTCTTCCCATTGAGCAGTGTTTGGTAGGTTGATCGTCTTGCTGATCGCGTTATCAATATAACGCTGAATCGTGGCTTGAACCTTCATATGCTCCTCAGGGGTTACATCATAGGCTCCGACGAATAAACCTAGGTCTTTTCCTTGCTCCAAATATTCCTTGAAGAGAGGGTCCAATACAACTTGTTCTGCCCAAGTGTTAGCTACACGATATCTACGCATATACATAGCAGCGAAGATTGGTTCGATTCCACTTGAAACACCATGAACCATTGAGATGGTTCCGGTTGGTGGAACCGTCAACATAACTGCATTACGAATACCATGCTCACGAATCATCATTCTGATTCTAGCAGGTAGCGTCTTAGCAAAACTCTCTTGAAGATAGAGGTTTGCGTTGAATGCAGGGAATGGAGCCTTATCACGAGCTAGATACACTGAAGTTTTGTAAGCTTCATCACGAATCGTTGCAAAGAGTCTATCAAGAAACTCCAAGCACTTCTCAGAACCATACTTGATTCCAAGCTTGATGAACATGTAGTGCATACCGAGAACACCTAGACCAACTCGGCGTGATCTCTGTCCGACTTCATCACACTCTGGAATTGGGTAGTGGTTTACCGTTAGAACGTTATCCAAGAATCGGATACCAAGTCTTACGGTATTAGCCAGCTTCTTCCAATCGAACTCTCCGTTATCATCTACCATGTTGGCAAGGTTGATATTGCCCAGGCAGCAGTTTCCGTATGGTGGTAGAGTAATCTCACCACATGGATTCGTAGCGTTCATACGTTCAAAGTATGAAACGTTGGTGTAATTGTTGGCTAGATCAATGTTGAAGATACCAGGATCGCCAGACTTAACTGAGTTCTCCCAAATCTTATTCCATAGATCAAGAGCCTTGAACTTCATTTCCTTAACATCCTCAAACGTATCGTTGAAGTGCTTAAGTTGATGAAGCTTAACTCTCTCTACAGCATCCTGTGGATCTAGAGCTACAGTAGTAACTTGCTCACGTTCTCCCGTTGGTGATACACGAGTCATCTCATAAGTAAAATACTTACGGTTGTTGAACGTGAAATACCAATCTTCATCATTCTCACAAGCCTGAATAAATCTATCAGTAATCGCTACTGAAATATTGAAGTTGGTTAGCTCACCAAGGTCTAGCTTAACCTTTAGAAACTCCATAATGTCTGGGTGAGTAACATTAAGTTCCGCCATGAGAGCGGTTCTACGATTCTTACCTGCTCTTACGTGGTTACCAATCTCGTTAATCATTCTCATAACAGATACGGCACCAGGAGCGGAGTTCTTGATGTTCTGGATATCGTCACCACGAGGGCGGATCTTGCTAAAGTTAAATCCGATACCACCACCAGCACATGAAATCTTATACATGTCTGCGATGACCTTGCCGATGCTATCGACGTTATCCTCTGGCTCAAGGACGTAGCAGTTTAACATGTTCTGCCGTGAACGTCCAGAACCGAATATAATTCTTCCGCCTGGGACAAAGTCACCAGCGGCTAGCGTCTCAAAGAATCTACGCTCATAGAATTCTTTCTCTTCATCCTTCTCTGCTGAAGAGATATGCTTCGCCATGGCTCGGCATCTATCTGAATACTTAGTCTCGCCAGGGTAAGCGTAGCGTTGCTCAAAAATCTTCTGACCTAACTCATTAAGTTGCTTTACTTTCATATAATCCTCGATTCACCGTTTTTCTTTTCTACTTTTAAAATCTGACACCCATCTAATAAACTCTTAAGATGGGCATTATGTGTAATTAAGAAGA